ACGGAAGAGATCTGAACTTGAGTACCCAATGACAGACACTATCCCTAAAATGTTCATACAAGCCTTCCAGAAAGCTGAAGCTTATCCGGAAGCTAAAGATCCCCGTAACATTTCCAAATTACCTACGTACCATTTGTTGAGTGCTTCAACATACACCCTGCCTTTTAAACGAAATGTCCTCAAGAAAACCGACTGGTTTATGCCTGCTAAAACTCCTTGTGAGATAGCTGAGTGCGTTCAAGAGTATGCGACTGACAAAGATGAGATAACTGAGGCCGATTTTTCACGGTTTGATGGTCGAATCTCTCGTTGGTTGCGAACTCATGTTGAGCGTGCCACTTATTTGCGACATTATCCGGTCCAATATCATGAGGAAATTGAAAGCATCTTTAAACGTGAATTAGATGCTGTGGGTTTTACAAAACATGGTGTTAAGTACGAGACTGATGGTTCTAGGTTGAGTGGTAGTGCTTTTACTACTGATGGAAATTCTATCATAAATGCTTTTATGATTTATGCTGGCCTGCGTTTGCAGGGTTATACGGCTGATGAAGCTTATCAACTTATTGGTCTTATTTATGGTGATGATAGCTTATCGTGTGTTGAATCACGTTTTATTAAAACTGTCTGTTCCGATATTGGGATGGAAATTAAAGTTAAAGTGATCCAACGACATGAAGATTGTTCTTTCCTTGGTCGCATCTTCATTGATCCCTGGACCTCACTGACCTCTTTCCAAGATCTGCAACGAACACTTGGTAAATTGCATACCACTATAGCTCCTGCCATGTTAGTACCTTTAGACATGGCGGCTTATGCTAAGGTGACTGGTTATTTAGCTGCTGACCAGTTAACCCCTGTTTTATCTAAATGGTGTCGTCTTATGCAATTGTTGTTCGAACCTGTTGATGATCAAGTCATCACATGTGAACAACGTCTTGCTCTTGATAAAGATTTACCTTTTGTTGCTCGGTGCAATCGATCATGGCCACAAGATGTTGATGATGTCCCTAAGATCTATGACGTTGCTGCCAAGAGATCCAACCTTGATACAGCTATGTTCATCAAATATGAGACTTTTCTTGACCATGTTCTTGATCAAGTCGGACAAGTTGATCGCTCCATCATAATCGATCTTTTGAGTCGTTATGGACCTATTGATAGTGTTAGTTCTGAGATACTAGTCGATGCTACACTTCCAGTTGTTGTTGATGATGTCCCCGTTATGTTTATTCCTGAGCCAAAAGAGGAAATACATGAAATTGAACCGTGGTTGTTGGACATGGAACGAGTGTGGTTCCTTGCTCATCCTGAAGTTGATAATCCTTATGCTCTTTGGAGTTATGAAGATGT